CTACTCGGCCCGCTTCAAGGCCGCATAGGTGAAGCCTTCGCGCATCCGCTTTCCGCCGTCGAACCAGCAGCAAAGCGCATCCCCGTATAGGGCTTCCCCCTCATAGGTCATCACCGGCCCGCCGCTCTTGAGCTGCACCAGATCGCCGGGTTTCAGGTCATCCTTGGTCATGGTCATTCATCCGCCCAATCAATGAAGGCCAGCGCGTCTTGCAGGGTCGCGCCCTCGATCCCGGCTTCCTTTGCCTGCGCCAGTGCCGCCACCATCGTTGCCAGCGCCCGCGCCTTGCCGCCCGCGTCGAAAGCCTGCATCGGTCGCACAACGTCGATCTGGACAGGCCCGCCGAGCTTTTCCGAGGCTTCCTCGGCCATCTGCCCGGCAATCGGCTGCAAAATGAGCTGCGCAAGATGCCGCTGCGCCTCGCGCACCATCGGCCCGGTTGTCGCGGGGTTTTGCAGGCCGGGCAGGATGCCGAAAGCGGAATAAATCGCGCCCTTGGCTTCGGTCAGGAACTTGTCGGCCAGGGTGCGCGACAGATCGGGTGAAAGCTGATCCGGTCCCTTGCCGAGTTGCGGGTGCATCCCCGCGCCGACAGCCTGCGCCACGCCCTCGATCACGATTGCCGAGCCGCGCCGCCCGATGAATGAACGCCGCAAGCCGTCCATGTCATCCGCCGAGCCTTCGGGAACGGGAACGATCTGACTGCCGAGGGGCGCATCGCGGAACACATCGCGGATCGCCGTTTCCACTTCGGCCAGCAATTGCGCCGAGAGTTGCGAACGCCGCAGGGGGGCAGAACCCGCCCAAGGCATCACGGCATCGGTGCCGATACGAAAGTGCAGCACTTCACCGGCCAGCGCGATTTCGGATCGCCCGCCGCCCGCCTCGGAGATTTGCAGCCGGTAGGATCGCGGATCGCCGTTGCGGGTCGTCACATCCCAGTCAGAGGCCGCAATGAGCTTGTCGCGGATCAGGAACACCGCCTCGCCCCGCAAGGCCAGAGCGCGGGCCGTGATTGCCAGTGCCCGCCGGGTCAACAGGTCGGTGCCCTTCACATCGGCCAGCGACAAGCCGCCTTCCCAGAGGGTGACGCAGGATTGAACCGCCGAGGTCAATTCGCCAAGGCCAGAGGCCCCGGTGATGAAGGATTGCCGCGCCGCCATGATCTGCGCCGTGTAGCCGGTGCCGCTCGAGCGGGTTTCCACCGGCTTGCGCCGGAAAAGGTCGATCAGCCCCATGTCATGCCCTCCACCGATTCAAGGCATACTGCGCACCGCACAGGGGTTGCCGGTCTTGGTGCGTTTCCCATGCCCGCGCTTCGATCTGCGCTTGCGGATAGGCGGGCCGGGTGACTGCCGAAAGCTCGAACAGCGCCGCGCGCATGACGGTGCGCAGATAGTCCGCGCCGCGCCGCTCGATCCGTTCCCCGCCCGGCTGGACGCGGAACCCAGGCGACAAGCCCCGGATCAGGCCACTTGCATGAGCCGCCAAAAAATCGCGCGCCCAGGACGTGCCGCCGTCGATCCGGGCTTCCAGGACAAGCGCCGCGTCAGTGTCGGCCAAGGTCAGGGTGCCCGCCGCCCGTGAGGCAAGAGGCTTGTCAAAGCTATGGCCGAACAGCAGGTGAATATCCTCGCCCGCGTCGATCCGGTCTGCGAAGGCCCGAGGGGCGATAACCTCATGCCGCCCCGGTGCCAGCTCGGTTTGCGCACCATAGGGGAAGCTCGCGCGAAGGCGGGTTTCCCCGCCCTCGCTGCGAACGTCCAGAGCGCCAAGGTTGCCGCCCCAGAGCATCAGCCCAGCTCCAGCCCGGTTACAAGCTCGAGCTGCGAACCGCGCGCCACAGTCACGTCAGCGGTCGTCAATGCCGTGAGCCGAAGCCCGCCGGATTGCGCATCGGAATACGGGTCGCGGATCAGATCGAACGCCCCCCAGATGCCGACGAAGGCCGGGGCAACGCCGCCCGCATTGGTCGTCAGCAGCACTTGGGTTTCCAGCGGCGGGCCACCAGCCGGTGCCGCAAGCGCATTTGTCGTCTGCACCACGCTGCCGATCTGCGCTTTCACGCGGTCCCATTCCGTCACGCCCGAGCCGGTAAAGGCTTCCACGCCGTCAAGGAAGCTCCACAGCTCGGGCCGGATCAGTGCGCGCACCGCGCCCGGCCCTGCCGCCGCATTGGCGGTCATGAACCGCACCACAGCCGCCCGCAGAGCCGCCCAGGACGCGGAACCCGCCGCATCGGTCGAGGTGATGCCGTAGGTCGCAGCGCCCGGAATGACGCCGAGGGGTTGCCCGTTCGCCCCGGTGCCGAGGAAAATCGCCTTGTCCAGCTCGGCTTGCATGGTCCCGGCCATGTCGCGCCGGATTGCAGATTCCAGAGCATCGCCCGACTGCATCATGGCCTTGCGGCTGATCCGCATATGGATGCCGAGGGTTTGTTCCGGTTTCAGCGCCTTGTCGGTCGTCGCATAGACGGTCGGCCCGGCCACATTGGCAAGCTCGCCATCGGCCCAGCCCGCCGTCACCGCCGAGGTCGTCACCGGCCATTCAATCGCCCCGCTGCCCACGGTGATGAGCTGAACGCCCATCTGCGCCGCGACAGAGGCCGGGAACAGCCGATCAATGATCGGGCGGGTTTGCAGCGGGTCCGGGGTGCCCGAGGCAATCGTTTCGCCCGCCCGTTGCTCGAGCGCCAGAAGCGGAACCGGGATGCCACGATATCCGCCCGCGTTGCGCAATTCCTGCACCACTTCGGCGGTCTTGCCCGACAGCGCCTTGCCCTCGTCCAGCGACAGCACCGCTTGCCGCAGCTCGAAGCCCTGCACCAGCTCGCGCCATTGCACATCGGAGCGGGTTTCCAGATCCCGGCCCGCCTCGCGCCGCTCGCCATCCTCGGCCACCAGCGCCGCGCGATAGCGGGTTTCATTGGTCTGATATTCCCGGTCAAGGTCGCCCATCTGGCGCACTTCATCCTCGGTCGGTTTGTCCTTGCCCGCCAGAGCCGCAAGCCCTTGGCGGATTTCGCTTTGCCGTTTGGCAATCTTCACAGAGTCCAGCATGTCTTACTCCATCGCCGGGGTTTCGGTTTCCGCCGCCAGATCGGCAACAGCTTCGCGCCACGCTTGGCGCTTTGGATCGGGGGGCTTGTGCCCGCACTCGATACGGGTTTTGCGGGTGTGACAGCCCGCGCAAAGAACTTGCAGGTTCGCCGGATCGAACGCCCGTTCCGGGGCATTGCGCACCGGCTGGACGTGATCCACCTCGAGCCGCCGCCGTTCGCCGCAGCACCGGCATTTCCAGCCGTCACGCTCGAGGATTTGGTGCCGCAGCACTTGCCAGCGCCGGGTTTTCAGCACGGGCCGCGAATAGCGGGCAAAGTCCTTGCGGGTTCTAGCCATCGGTGCGCGCCCTCGCCGTGATTTCGAGAAAGCGGTGCCGCCCGTCCTTGGCTTCCTTGATCCCGAGAATGTTCCAGGTCAGCCCGCCTTGGGTCAGGCGGTCTTTCGGGTCCAGATCGCGGGTGAGGCCGGTCGAGCGCACCACGCACCGCGACAACAGACTGGCCTCTATGCTGCCCGCCGTCGCCTTTTCCGTGTCCGAAACATCGGTGCGCGATGCCGAGACGGGGGAACCGTGATCGGCCCATCCCACGATGACATTGCCGAAGCCATCATCCCCGATAATCTGCCGCTGGAATTGCACCCGCCGGTCAAGTTTGGCTGCGCCGCTCATAGCCATGCCATCCTGACCTTTCGGGCCGGTGCCGCCTTCATCCGGGCACCCTGCGCAACGGCCAGCACGGTTGCCGCCGCCGCGTCGATCCGGCCCAGCGAACGCGCCTTCGCCAGCTTGTGATTGCCCGCAGGGTCAACCAGCGTGATCGCATCCGAAAACGCCGAGCGCAGAAGCATGGAAGGGGCAACGACAATCTCGCCGTCGAACAAGGCCCGCCGGAACCGCTCGATATCCTCGGAACCGTCCTTCCACCCGAACCCGCGCCAAACGAACGGAACCCGCGCAAGGCCCGCCGCCTGCATCGCCTCGGAAAACTCGGCATGGCGGAATCGGTCGCCCACGATGCAAGCCACCTCGGCCCCGTCCAGGTGCCGCACGATCTCGGCCAGCCACGGGCCGGGGGGCACGGTTGCCTCGCCCATCACCGAAAGCTCGCCCCGGTCGTTCATCTGCACATAGCGGTCGGAGACGCCATCCGCCGCGCCACGATCCGCAAGAGAAGGGATTGCCGGGAATGTGCCCAGCGCCTCGAGCCTGCCAGTGTCGGGCCAATAGAAGGCCGCGGCACTCATGGAACGGGAACCGCCGAGGTCAACACCCAGGACACAAGGCCCGGCCCGCTCGGGAAGCTGATCGGGGGAAACCTCTGCCGACAGCCATTCGTCAACCGTCACCAGCACCGAACGATCTTCGGAGCTGATCCGCTCATTCCGATTCAGGTTGCGAAAGCTCGAGAGCGCCGAACCGCCCCGCGCAATCGCGCGCCGAGCCTGCGCCACCAGCCAGTCAGGGGTCGCGCCGATGCCTTCGGTCGCGCCGGGATTGGCCTCGAGTAGCGATGCCAGATCATCGGCGGGAAGCCCGAACGCGGGCCGGTGTTCCTGCACATACGTTCCCGGCGGGGGTTCATCCAGCCATCGGGAAAAGGTGTTCGCGTCATCCGGTGCCGAGGTCGAGATAATCAGCGCGCGGCCATCGCGCTTGCCGAGGCCCGAGAGGATCGCGTTTTCCAGGTTGTCGCCCTTGTCGCGTTCCCATGCCGCCCGTTCATCCATCAAGGCCAGTGTCGGGGCACCACCCAGAACCGACTTGCCATCCGCCGCAATGACGCGGGCCAGCCCGCCGCCGTTGCCTTCAAACTCCACCTCGAGCTTGGAGCCGCGCCGGATCGTGAATTGCGCCCGATCTTCCTCGGGCAAGCCCTCGATGAAACCGACAAGGAACCCGAAGGCGGTTTTCGCCTGATCCCGGTTCCGGGCTGCGAACAGGATTTCCCGCTTGGGCTGATCGTCCCAGACACCGACCAGCGCGCCGAGCGCCAGCCCCGCCGAGAGCGCCGTTTTCGCATTGCCGCGCCCGATCGACAGACAGGCCACCATGACGCCATCGGCCAGAGCGCCGCGAACGAATTTGCGCTGAAACTCGGCCAGCCGCAGAGGGGTGCCCGCTTTCTTGCCCTCGGGAATGTGCAACAGCTCGAGGAAGGCCATCGCCCGATCTGCCGCAGTTTTCCCCCGGATTTTTTCCAGGAGAGAGAAAGCAACAGTCCGACCGCCGGTCCCCTGCCACCCTGAACCGGGGGCATTGGGACCAGAACCGAAAAGGTCTGTCTGCATCATGCGATGCCCGAGGCCGGTCACGGATTGGCAGGACACATGCGCACCCCGCGATATCGAGCGACGATCCGGCTTGCGGCCAGCGACAGGCCCACGGGCCGGTCAGTGTCACCGCCGCGCGCATCATAGAGCAAGGCCACTTGGTCGATGATCGCAAAGCGCAGATCGGCGGGAAGGTCGTTCGCATCCTCGGGCAAGTCATACTCTGCCGCCGCTGCCACATCAGCCGCCGCCGCCGAGAGCATCAGCACAATGCCCGCGTCGTCGTCGTGATGATCGACACGCGCATGAGCCTTGGCATCGGAAAGAAGGTCGAACACATCCATGCGCCGCATGATAAATCAGGCGCAAACAATTGATAACTATATCACTTTATCACTTCACCTAACGCGCATGGAGTGCGCAGCCCCGCGTCAAGCGGGTGCGACAGCGCATAGGGGTATGGGGGTTGGAAGGAACAGGGGTTGGAAGGGGGTTGGAAAGGGGTTGGAAGCGGTCGGAACGTCATTCAACCGCTTCCAGAAATTGCCGCCGTTTCGAGGGCGGGCCATCCTCGGCCAGCCTGATCTTGCCCGCTGCCAGCAAGGTTTCCATCGCAGAACGAAAGCCACGCTTGTTCACGCCCTCGGCCTCGGGGTGATTTGAAAACACGGTTGGCGCATAGGTCTGCCCACCCCCGGTGTTCACGCGCCGCCCTTGCGCTGCCAGAAGGCCCAGCAGCTTGAGGAACACCCGCTCGGCCTTGGCACCCGCTGCCATGCGGTCGAGGCCGGTTTCCGGGGCATCGGCCACGAAAACACCGCCTTGCCATGTCACGCTGATTTCGCCGCCGTTGCGCCCGTAGTTGGATTTCTTTGTCGAGAGCAACCGAGCATCCGGGTTGGCCTCGTATCCGTCCTGAATGACACGCTCGAGATAGAGCCGAGAGCGAACAGAGTTGTTCCAGGCGGTCGAGCCGCTTGTGCCGCTGCCGCTATTCAAGCCCGAGAGTGACGGGTGCGACAGCAGCAACAAGGCGCACTCATGCTTGATCGCCAGCCCGCGCAACAGCCCGACAAATTGCCGCGCCTGCGCCCGGTCGTTTTCATTGCCGGGGAACAGATCGGCCAGGGTGTCCAGCACCACCAGCGCCGGGTTTTCCTCGGCTATGCGCTTTTCGATTTCATGGAACAGCGCCGAGGCCAGCAGCACCCCGCCGGATCGGTCCAGCATGGCAAGCAAGGCATCCTCGCCCGCAAGGCTGCGCAGGGTCAGCCGGTCCAGCTCGTCAAAGCTGCCGCCACTGGCCTGCACCACATCGGCAAGCCGCCGGTGAAGCTCGGCCTCGTCATCCTCGGCAGAGATGAACAGCGCGCCGCCGCCCGCCACGCCACGCCCGAGCCATGCGCCGCCGGTCGCCACCGCATAGGCCAGTTGCAGCGCCAGAAGCGATTTCCCGGTGCCGCCGTCACCGCCGAGAAGGGTCACGGTGCGCAAAGGCACCAGATCGCGCACCAGCCATTCGCGCGGGGGAACCGGCTTGCCTGACCATTCCGAGGCCGGGAAGAAGCGCGATGCACGGGGCACGGCATCCTCGAGGAAAGGGTTATGCGGCGGGCCGAACCGATCATCCGGGGGCATGTCATCCGCCGGGGGCAGATCGGCAAAGGGGTCGTGATGAACGTTCATGCCGCCCCCCTGCGCAGGAACCGGCCCTCGGCATCAACGCGCGTCAGGAAGGCTTGCCGGTCCTTCGGATCGAAGGTTCCCCAAAGCCGGGCAAACAGCCGCTTGCGGGTATCCAGCCCGAGCGCCAGGCCGCGCAGCCGGTCAAGCGCCGCCGTGCCATAGGCCACCAGCTCATGCGCCGGGGCACAATCGGCCCAGAACAACGCATCCCCCGTCACGGTGCCCAACAAATCGCCCATGACAGGCCCGCCGGTTTCCAGCTCGGCAAGGCAGGTCGCGCAGATATGGGCCACGTCTTGCGGGTCGCAATGGTCGAGCGCGAACCACGCCGCGTTTGCCCATTCCTTGCGGATACGGTATTCTATCGGCGGAACCTGCCCGGTTTCAAATTCGCCCTCGGTCGCGGTGCCAGCCGCGCCGGGGGTTTCGCTTTCCGAGGTCATTATGCGGCACCCCGCGATGCCTCGGCCTGCGCCTCGATCCATGCAGAGATTTCAGCCTCGCGGAAATAGCGCCGCTTGCCGATGTAAACCGCCTTCGGGAAGGCCAGATAGGGGTCATTGAGCCAGCGCCACAGGGTCATGTCAGACACGCCGCCGCACAGGTCGCGCACCGCATTTGCGGATATCAGCTTGTTTTCCATAGCATCACGCCTCTTGTTAGAACGTGATACCCAATATTCACAGATCGGCTTTCAGGTCGTGCACACTTGATCGGCTTTTTCCGGTGCAAGTGTGCACGTCGATCCCTTCATTGCGTAGCAGCCCATGCCCGGAACGCCGCTCTAGGGTCGCCTTCAATCTCGAACGCCTCGAACAGATCGCACAGAAACTTTCCGAAGCGGGAAGCTGGATTCAGCGACTTTCTCGGCGCATCGTTTCCAGTCGAAAGACGCCAGACATCGCGGGCAGAGTTGACAAGCTGGATACCCTTGAAGTTGATACGTCCCGTCCCTTTCCGAGCGCGCGACGATTTCTCAATGTGTCGTTTGGTGGACTGGATCGCATCCCGAATTGGCTGAATATTGTCCTCCAAGGCTTGCAAAGCACCGCTGGCCTTTTTCCCGACTCTTTCGGGGTATGAGTGAAATTCCTCGCTAAAGGTTTCGGATTTCTGCCCTGATCGTGCAATCAGCTCGTCGGAAAACGGCCCCCAGATCATCCGAAAACCTAATGTGTCACGGGCCGCTTGGGTCATTGCCGAAAAATCCAATGCCGCAAGAACCGCGTTCAACGCTCGATCAAGGTTTTCCAGATTTTCAATATCACGTTTCAGATCGAAGATTCGCGGATCGTCGCCGTAGGTCAGCTTCGCAATGTAGTCCACCCAAACATAAGCCTGATCTTCGTTGAGGTTCAAATGCCGCATAATCACGTCAAAGGCCGGATCGTCGTGCATCACCGCACCCCTTCCAGCCGCACCACGTTGTCGGGCTGGCCTTCCACCAGCGACAGCACGAACCGACCCCAAGCCTCGAGCGCCTGCCGCTTTTCGTCCGCATAGTCGTGCCGCTGATATACCGCGACGATACCGCCGCCGGTGCCGCTCACATGGTTGAGCACCGCCTCTGTGATGCGCACGGGGATGCCGAGCCGGGCCATGCCGGTTGCCGCCGTCCTGCGCAGATCGTGAAAGGTCCAGCGCGGGATTTCCACCGCCTCGCCGCGTTCCTCTGCCGCAAGCCGCTCCATCGCCTCGGCCAGATGTGCCCGCGCCTTGAAGAACCCACTAACCGGGGTCGTGCCGGTCGTCGTGAAGATGAAGCCCGGCTTCCCCTCGATCCGCTCCACCGCGCCGAGAACCGCTCGCACCGCATCCGACAGGGGCACGTCATGCGCCCGCCCGTTCTTTGTCCGATCCGCCGACAGGTGCCACAGATCGCCCCGGATTTCGCCCTCGGTGATTTGCGCCGCCTCGTTCAACCGCTGCCCGGTCAGCAGTAGCACCTTGCCGAGAGGCCCCCACGGGAAGCCCTCGGCCTCGCAAGCCTGCCAGAACCAGCGGATTTCATCATCCGTCAACACCCGGTCGCGGCTGGACTCTTTCGCCACCGGCTTGACGCCCGTTGCCGGTGACAGGGGCAGGATATCCCGCTCCACCACCCAATTCAGGAACTTGTTGAGATAGGCCCGAACCCGGTTCGCCGTCACCACGCGCCCGCTATCCGCGATGCCGTCCAAGAGGTCGATCACGTCGCGCTTGGTGATTTCGTGAATGTCCCGCTCGCCCCACTCACTGACAACATGCCTGTCCAGCTCGCGCCGCACCACGCGCCCGCTTTTCAGGCTGGACAGGTGCCGCTTGTCGAACTGGCCGATCAAGGTCTTGATCTTGTCCCGGTCGGATAACTGCGCCTCCAGCTTTGCCGCCTTGGTCTCTTTCTTCTCAATCGCCGGGTTCTTTCCCCGCTCGATCTTGTCGATTGCCTCGGATGCCGCCGCCCGCGCCTCGGCCAGCCCCATCAGCGGCCAGCGCCCGAGGGTCAGCTTGGCAGGCTTACCACCGAACCGATAGCGCAGCGCCCAGGACTTCGCGCCACTCGGCTGGATCACAAGATAGAGGCCGGACAAAGCCGGGTCGGCCATCTCGCGCCGCTTGTCCGGGTCCGGTTTCGCCGCTTCAACGCCCTTGGGTGTCAGTGCCTTTGCCATGGTCAATTTGTCCTCCGGGGTAACGCCGGGGTAACAGATTTGCCCGATAAGGCCCGTTACCCCGCGTTAGGAACTTGCCCTAACATGAGGCATTTTTCCTTGCAAAACAAGGCATCTATGAAGGTGCGATAGTTTTTGATCGTGAGGCCCCGTTAGTCCATGAATATTGACTGTTAATCAATTGGTCGTAGGTTCGATCCCTACCGCTGGAGCCAAAAATCCCAAGAAAAGCAAGAAGTTGCCAGCCATCCTGCGAGGGTGGCCCTTGGGGCGTTTGGCGCGAATAGGCAGATAGTAGGCAACCTGCCCCGATTTGCCTGAAGGCTCACACAGCGGTCGAGTGCCAAACCGGGCCGAAGTGAGACTGCCAAGGTGCGATCCCGCTCGGTTGTCCTGACGCTGCCACCTCGCCGCAGGTCATCTGAAAAGCAGAAGACGCCAAAGGACGCCCCGACAGCGGGCTTGGCCAGTTCGTGAAGGATTGTGTAGGGAAGCCCGCCACCGCCGCTGACTGCCCCTTGTGCGCGTGATGTCACTAGTGGGCAGTGGAGGAGGTACACTTTGCCAAGAAACACAGCCAGCAAGCGAGGACCGCGCATCATGAGCGCCGTTCTCAACTGTTGATAGAACAGAAATTTCGTCGTACCTTGAACTGTAGCATCAAATTTTCGGTATCCATGCCAGCCATCGGCCAAGTTCGCATACTCCAAGGCGCAGTACCTTTTTCGGCCAATAACGTTAACGAGACCTACAGAGGCATGTTCCTGCTGCCGGACCAGTCTCGACGTCATGGGGTGCTAAAGGACCTCAACATTCAGCAACTTGTGAACGAACTATTGGCGGCAGCTCTTGGGCGTGAGTTGGGCCTGCCGGTGCCAACACCCTATCTTGGATTTGCCCCACTCGGGACGCTGTCCGCTAAGATGTGCCCGCTGGCAAATGGTACAGGCCACCTCCTGTTTGTCAGTGAGGATGTAGGTACGCCAAATCTTGCTCAGCAGGTGAACGCAGGGGGCGGGCTGGTTGAGGCGATTTTGGTGAACGTTCTTAAGGACTGGATAAGCCTCGGAAATCTATATGCTTTCGATGCTTGGATCGCCAACACTGATCGACATCAAGGCAACCTTCTGATTGACGGACCTGCGAACATCTGGCTGATAGACCATGGCCATGCGTTCACTGGGCCGCTTTGGCAACCTCAGGACTTAGACCCCATCCGGGCATACAGACACCGGTTGTCAGAGTGGCTTACTGGTAAACTTAGCCCTACACAAAAGAGTGAAAAAGGGCGCGATGCAGCACTATTCGCCACAAAGATTGCCGCGGTGCCCGTCGATCAAGCGGTCGTTGATGGCGCTGTGGACAAATTGCTATCCCCTTCTGCGGCCCAAGCACTTAAGGACTTCTTGATGAAACGCGTGCAGCATGTACCAAAACACGCGAGGGACGCCCTTGGCGTGCCGGTATTGATACCATGATGAGTATTGAACTCGATACAGAAACGTTCCCATCCTTTTCGCAGCATGTGTTTGCGAAATGGTCTCCGGTATTGCTTGCCCCAATTTCAGGTTCCTATGAGCGGTTGGTAATTGGCTGTGCCGTAGCGAACGAAGATGGCTATCATCTAGAAATGGCAAATGCTTTGAACAGATTGGGTTGCCTATATTCATCCCGAGCTGACGGAGTGCTATTTGCGGTGGAGCTTGCCGAGAAAGCCCTTAAGCACGACCTCGTAGAGCGTGGCATTGAAGCCCTATTGCAGCCCAAAGGCTTGCTGAGTGGCGTCGCTCTTGGAGAACTGCGCGAGGCTGAAGGTTCGAGCCTATCAGAGATCGCGAGAGATTGGATGAGGGTACTTTCTTCGCTCTACGATGCCGACGCTTCGTTCGAGGTTGTCGCAAAACCCGATCTTATGGTTGCCGCATCCCAAAAATCTGGGAAATCAGAAGATCGCTTGCCGCAGCTAGTCCTAAAGCACGTTTCGAGCAAAAACTTGGAAATAGCCCAGTACTTCAATGCACGAATTGCCGCAGGCAAAAAAAGACGCAGACGCTCTGCGGCCCACGAAGTAGAAATTGACTACAAGGGGCGCAGACTTGTAGCCAACTTTGCAACGCTGACAGCGGGTCGCCTTGCCCCTGCGGTTGGAAACATCAAACAGCGACTTTGGGACCTCAAAATCGACAGAGAGCGCGACGCTGCTCAAGCTGGGCGCTCCCATGAATTGATGATACAAGTGCCGCGACCGGATGATCCCCAGGTCACTGACAAACAATATGAAAACCTTGAAACCGAGTACAAGGGCCTTTTGCAGCAAGCCGACGAATTGAAGCTAATCCTGCGGCAGTTCAATACAGCGGAGCAGATCGGGCACCATATCGTACAAAAGGAGGCGGCTTAAGACGGCGGCGGTCGCCTCTTCCAACATAGTCGCCAAAAAATTGCGTCAATTTCGTGCGCCTAGAAGCTCCGTTTCCCAGTCCAAACCGTCACCGCGCCGAAATTCATGCCCGCTTTTCAACTCCGAACTCCGCCAACAGAAAATCCACAGTTGCCTCGTCACGCAGCTTGCAAACGATGTTCTGATTGGCAAACCCACCCTTGAACCACTTGGCTTGATTGATCTCGACAGTTTTGCGCCATTCGATCCCGACCGCGTGCTCCGCTTGTTCCGCTGGTTCACCTGCCCTTTTGAACCGGGGTTCGGCCAGCGGTTGATCGAAAAGGGGGCCGTCCGCTGTCATGAACTCAGATGCGGGCACCGCCTCGCTCGTGACGACACCGTGGCCGATATAGCCGTTGCCCTTGTTGTAAACGAACACCTCGTCGCCGACGCTCAATTGCTGCAACCGCTTCGTATAGAACTCCCCTCCACCGGCTGAAACAAAGCCATAGCGGCGCATGTCGGTCCATGAGCGGTGTTCACCAAGGCCAGCATTGACGAAAAAATAGCCCGACCACGGGGCGCGGACCTTGCGCTCGGATCGCTCTTCGACTGCTTCCTGATCTAGCAGAAAATCGGTGGTCAGCCATTCGCGCCCGTCTGCTTCAAATACGTTAAAGAAGACCGTGTTGATCGCCACGCCGTGCTCTTCCGATAGATACTCGACGATCCGGCGCGATGCGGGATCAAGCTCGCTGGCAACGATCAGCATGGAATGGCTGGCGTTCAGCCGTTCCGGGATGCCCTCGCCGAACCGTTCCCGGAAGGCTGTGACCAGCCGGGTGCCCAGATACTTTTCGGCACGTTCATAAATCTCGGGGGTCGTCAGGGTGCGGACCCACGAGGCATAATCAAGCACCTGCGCCACGATCTCGCGTGGGGTGCGGTCCTTCTTCAGTTCGATAATCACCAGCCCGCCCGTGGCATCCATCGCCAGCAGGTCGATGAACTTCCCATGATCGGTAGGCACCTGCCGCCCGATGACCAGCGCGTCGAGACCGAGAAGCGCGGGATCAGCGGCGACCCAATCCTCGATCATGCTTTCCTTGCTCAGAGCGCGGCGAACCGCTGGGCGCAGCTTGCCGTCAGCGATGGCATATAGGGATGTCATGCGGCCTCGGCCTCCTCGTCTGAATATGTCTCGACTAGGGCTGCGTGGAGTGCCTGCATCTCTTCGAAACCCGGCTCATCGCTCAAAGTCTCGATATCGAAGCCCCGGCAAAACACGAGATCGGCGGCAGACATATAGTTCGCATGAACAAGGTTTGCAGTGACCTCGTCACCCGGTTCTGCGTATTCCCTTGTCTCAGCGTCTGCGCTGTCAGCCAAGAAGCGGCGATAAAGCTCCACGATGACCGGCTCCATGTGGGCCTCGATGTTGCGCACTTCCTTCATCATCTCCGCGATCTCGGCGTCGATGGCGGCTTGGTCGTTGAAGAAGACGTTGCCGGTAGGGTGAGCGATCTTGTTGCGGCGCTTCACGAACTTGGAGAACTCACCGACTTGTTCATTCGTGCAGCCAATCAGTTTCAGAAACCGGAATATTTGGCTTTCCTTCAACTTGTCGTAGAACTTGAAGGGGTTCTCGCACTCCATCAACTTCCCTTCGTCTTCGGACCGAAAACCGACCATCGCCATGGCGAACTGCTGTGGCCGGGCCAACCTGATCTGCCAGATCGAGAAGCTGACGAAGCTCATATAGAGCAGATGAAAGGCGAGGCTGGCGAACTCGTAGCGTTCGGCCTCGTAGTTGGTCTGAAAAGCCGACCATAGGAAATCTAGGTATTTCTGTTCGTCCGCACTCGCAAAGGACTGCGGCAAATAAGTGCCAAGTTCCAGTGCCTCGTCCATCAGGTTCAACCCTCGCCCTTGGCCTCGCCCCAGACGCGGGCGATGGCGGCGTCGATCTTTTTCTCGAAGCGGGCGATCAGCTCGCGGTTGCCGCCCACGAGGGCTTGCTCGGCTTCGATTTCTGCGGCGATAGCGGCTTGGGTCTCAAGATCGGGCAGCGGAACCTTCAACTCGGCAAGAATGCCTTGTGACAGGTTCCTAATGCTTGCGCCCTGCCCGGTTGTCTTCATGTGGTCTGCGAAAACCGGCGTCTTGAAGAAATGGGCAAGGTAGCGCGGGTTTGCTTGTGTTGTGTCGAACCGGGCACGGATCGTGAAGCCCGAGAACGACGCCCGCCCGATGTCATCGGGCACGAGCATTGACCTGCCAACAAGATCGGGATTTCCGTTTGAACGAACGAACACCACGTCCCCAGGTCGCAAAAGGTAATCAGGCCCGACCGGAGCATCGAGTTGGACCGATGACAGGCTGTCGCTCTGAACCAGCCAGTTGGATTGAAAATCGCTGACGCCCACGATGCGCAAGGGTTCACCGTCCTCGCTTCGCGTGAAGTTCAATCCATTCTTGAACTCGGCAATCCCGCCCATTTCGACCACCGGCCATTCAGCATCAACCGGGATGTGGGGGCGGTAGTTGTCGAGGACGGCGTGGGCACCGTCGATGACGCGCTGATAGCCCTCGACCTCGGCCACAATCTCGCGCTGCACCTCAAGCGGCGGGAGGGGGATTTCGTAACGATACAGCAAACCGCTTCCGAGGTTATTGATATTCGCCCCGGCGATCTGTTGGCCGAGAAAGCTGTTAAATCGACCATCAGTCAGCAACCGATACAAATACTGCGGAAGAAGCTTTTCGGCATTGCAACGAACAGCACCCATGAAGCCGCCGAAGTAATACTCCGTGTCAGCTTCGACGAACGCCACCTTCCCGATGTGGTCTTTGCTTCCGCTGGCCAAGCATATGAAAATGTCACCAGCTCTGAGCTTCCTTTGTTCGGAGAAATCAGCTTTGGGCTGAACCAGCTTAACATCATCCAAGATAATCGACTGAGTAGCCCTGTCGATATTGTTGGCTCGCAGAACGGCAACGCCGCCAGAGGCGACTTCATCCTCGCGTGAAAAGACAACTCCCCTCACAAGTTCGCACAGTTCACCTAGGGGGGTTAGCGGGAATGCTGTTTCAGACTTCGTCACCTTTCGGTAGCGCTCGGCGGATAAGTTGTAGTCTGCATCCCTACGGATTTCGGACCGCTCCACCGCGCTGCCGAGGCTGCTTTCCAGCCCCTCACCAAACCCCGCCCGTGCGGCCTGCAACCAAGCCCCAAGCTCGGCCTTCACCTGCGCCAGTTGCGAGCCTTTCACCGCCTTGCGCTGCGCGCCAAGAGCGAAGCCATCGTTCTCAATCTTGAAGAAGGCAACATGCTGGCTGGCCTTCGCCACGGCCCGATCAAGGATCAGGATCGAGGTCTTCACGCCGGAGTAGGGGTTGAACACGCCTGCGGGCAGCGAGATGACGGCGGCAAGGTGATTTTCCACCAGCATCTTGCGCAGGGCCACATAAGCGCTTTGGCTTTGGAAGATGATGCCCTCGGGCACGACGATGGCGGCGCGACCGTTCGGCGTCAGGTGTTCGGCGATGTAATCGACAAACAGCACTTCGCTGCGTTTCGACTGCACCTGAAAGCGGGTATGCGGTTTGATCCCGCCTTTTGGCGACATGAAAGGCGGGTTGGCGAGGATGACATCGGCCATTTCGGTCCATTTGTCTTCGGATGTCAGGGTGTCGTATTCCTCGACCTTCGGGTCAGCAAAGCCGTGCAGGTAAAGGTTCACCAGCGACAGGCGCACCATGTCGGGCGAGATGTCATAGCCCTTGATGTTGCGGGCAAGGCGGGCGCGGTCGTCAGGCTGCAACAGATCGCCCGGATAGCGCATGGGGCTTTCAAGCGCCTGCTCGGCGGCGTCGCCCTCGGTCGCCGTGCCGTTGCTGTTCACCACCCCGGTCGAGTTCTGTTTCAGGATGTGCTTGTAAGCCGAGATCAGGAAGCCTGCCGTGCCACAGGCGGGGTCCATGATGACCTCGGTCTTCTGCGGGTCGATGATTTCCACCATGAAGTCGATGATGTGGCGGGGTGTGCGGAACTGGCCCGCGTCGCCTTGGCTGCCCAGCACGGAAAGCAGGTATTCGAAGGCGTCGCCCAGCTTTTCGCTGTGGTCATAGGTGAAGCTGTTGATCTCGCGCAGGAAGGCCCGGAGCGTTTCGGGGTCACGGTAGGGAAGATAGGCGTTGCGGAAGATATCGCGGAAGAGCTTCGGCAGCCCCTCGTTCTCGACCATTTTGGTCAGGGCTTCCGAATAGGTGTTGAGCATGTCTTGGCCTGACACGCCGGGGGCGACGAGTTTCGCCCAGCGATACCGCTCGTAATCCTTCGTGAAAAACCGCCGCTCGCCGCCGAGTTCTTCCGCCTCAAGGTCCATGTCGTCCATGAACTTGTAGATCAGCGCGATGGTGATCTGTTCGACCTGGCTTTTCGGGTCGGGAACCTTGCCCACAAGGATATCCCGGCAGGTGTCGATGCGGCGCTTGGTGTCAGTGTCGAGCATGGGGGACTTTCAAAGGAACGGGTTCAGGGACACGTAGTCCTTGATGTATTCGGGGATACGCTTGCGCCACGGCGCGGGAACCTCTTTGAGGTCGCGGGTTGTGAAGGTGGGATTTACGTTCAGATCGGCGAAGTGACCAGCGTCGATCTTGGCGCGGACATTGGCGTCGCGGATGTAGGCCTCGAAGAAATACCGCATTTCGCGGATGCGGTCGGCCTCTTCGGGCTTCTGATCGGCGAGGAATTTCTGAAACTCGTCTTCGATCAGCTCCGCCTTGCTCTTGAAGCCGGGGATGAAGCCAAACGCTTTATCGATCAGTTCGCGCACCGAGATGCGGCGATCCACCCCCGCAGCGCGGCGCAGCTTTTCAAGGGTGTAGAACTCGCTCGGCTTGTCGAAGATTTCTTCGATGACGTGGCGGGCTGCGGCCTCCCAGTTCTGGGCGGCAACGAGATCGGCCAGCGTCGTATCAGAACGGGCAGCGTCTTCAAACTTGCGGAACAGTTCGCGGTCGATCCGCATCCCGTCTTTGCCGATCTGGGTCTCTACCTGGCTGACCACATCATCGGGGTCGAAATGCTCGTAGGTGCCGATCCCGCCCGTGACGGTCGTTTGCCCATCCCCGCCGTCACCGCCCGTGGACAAGGGCATGGTGGGCGGTGCGGGCAGACTGATTTCCTCGTCGTAGTCGAAGGTCTCTTCGAAATATTCGCAGTTGGCGAAAAAGTCGAAGAGGCGGAAGGCGGTCTTCTTGACCTCCCCCAGCGCGGCCTTTTGCGCTGGGTCGAACATTTCTTCGGTGAAGTTGTGCTTTCGGGTGCCCCGCCCCTTGATCTGCACGAAGTCGGACGGCGAAAAGATCGGGCGCATGAGGGCGAGGTTCAGGATGTCCGGCGCGTCATAGCCTGTGGTCATCATGCCAACGGTGACGCAGACACGCGCCCTGCTGGTCCGGTAGTTCTCGACAAAACCGCTATGCCCGCCGAGGTTATTGTTGGCGAAATTCACAGTCATCTTCTGCGCGTCGGCGACATGGATTGTCACCTGCATGGCGAAATCTGACTTGTAACGACCCGGCCAGAGCTGATCGGCCATCTCGTTCAGGATTTGGGCGACCTTGGCCGCGTGGTTCTGGCTGACGGCGAATGCGATGGTCTTGCCAAACTCGCCCGAGATCGGATCGCGCAGCCCATGTTGCAGAAGGGTCTTGCAGAATGCCCGGTTCGTCGGTTCGGCAAAGAACTTCTTTTCGAAATCACGCCCTGCAAAGGCTTCTTCAAGCTCGTTACCGTCAGCGTCGGTCGTGGTGATGACAAAACCCTGATCTGACAAAAGCTGCGTGGTAACGGTCGTGCGGGCATCCACGACATAGGGGTTGATCAGGAACCCATCTCGCACGCCGTCAATCAGCGAATAGCGATAGGTGGGTTCGCCAGATGTGCAGCCGAAGGTCTTGTAAGTGTCCAGCATCATGCGCCGCTCTGTTTCTCGCGGATCGCGTTCAGATGCTTGGCTGCTGGATTGCTTGAGATAATCCTTAGGGGTCGCCGTCAGGCCAAGCTTGTAGCCGATGAAATACTCAAACACTGCTCGCGCATTGCCGCCAATCGAACGGTGGGCCTCGTCTGAAATCACCAAATCGAAATCAGAGGGCGCAAAGAGGCGGCGATACTTGTCATTGAACAACAGCGACTGAACGGTGGTAACGACGATATCAGCCTTTCGCCAATCGTCCTTCTGTTCCTTGTAGACGACCGAAGTGAAATCGTTCTTGAGATAGGCCTTGAATGCCTTATCAGCCTGAACTTCCAATTCCAGACGATCCACGAGAAACAAAACACGCTTCGCGTTCCCGGTCTTTAGAAACAGCTTGATAAGCGCTGCCGAGGTCAGCGTCTTTCCGGTGCCCGTTGCCATTTCGAACAGAAAGCGGGTCGAGCCCTTCAAGGCATCCTCTTGAACCCGCTCAATTGCGCGCTGCTGATAGCGCCGCAGAAACCGCAACTTATTCTTTTCAATGAACGAAGGGCGCTCCGCTTCGACCTTCCATGCGGCTTCTTGCGTGTAGGAAGGCATCTGGGTGAGCGCGATGTAGTCAAGCCCTACCTGTTCACCCGCCAGACGTTCCGCGTTTGGCGTAAAGGCATAATGGTTCCCAATTTCCTTGGGGCTTGGGAACTTGGAGATCACTACAGGATTTCCTTGCTCCAAATCCCAAAGGTAATGGATGTTCCCGTTGCTCAGAATGACGAAGCGAGCGTTCTGTGATCGGGCATACTTCCGCGCCTGTTCTTTGGCGGACAGCGGATTTTTATCTTCCGACTTGGCTTCCAACACAATCAGCGGCTTGCCGCGCCCATCGAGAAGCAGGAAATCGACAAATCCGTTCGTGGTTTTTTCAAGGTCCGCGCCAAGCGCATCAAGATCACGCTGCGAAATCTTGACATTCGGTTCCAGAACAATGTTGGCAGGGCCGTTGGCATTGTCAAAAAAGCGCCATCCAGCATCATCGAGCAGACGATTGATCTTGATCCTGGCTGTAGCCTCCTTGCTCGCCAAACCTGCCCCCTACTTCGAATTCTCGCAACTCCCCCAGTCTATCGGCAAGTCCAACACAACTTCCAGACCAAACGCACCGCAACTTTGGCTTTTCGTGTGGCGACACGCAGGTGGCAATCACAACAACGCCCCCGCCGCGTTGCCGTCGAACATCCCCGCATCCCTTAGATAGCGGGCTAGCATCAGGTCCGAGGCATGACCGGTCTGTGCTCGGACCTTGTAGGTTGGCACCCCAGCCTTGATCGCGCTGGTGGCGAGGCCTGCGCGCAGGCTGTGGCCCGAGTAGCCCTCGGGGTCGATCCCTGCCACGGTGAGGCGGTCGCGCAGGATGGTGGAGACGGCATCGCTGCGCAGGCGGTCGGGCTGGATATGGCCGTGGCGATCCACAGGCCGGAAGAGCGGGCCGTCATCGCCACCGCTGGCCTTGAGCCATGCGGCAAGGGCGGCAACCGGGCAGTGTCGGGTGCGGCCAAGGGGGACGCCGATCTTGCGGCCATGGCCCATCTGGTCGGTCTTGGATCGCCGCAGGTTAAGGACCAGCCCCTCGCGGACCTCTTCGACATCGGACCAGTCCAGCCCCACCAGTTCCGACGACCGAAAGCCCCCGGCCCAGCCGATCAGCAGCAGCGCCCGGTCACGCTGGGCGCGGGCATCGTCATCCAAGGCGTCGAGGATCAGGAACAGGTCTTCACGCAGTAGAGGGCGGGCTTGGTCTTGGGCGGTGCCTTTCACCCGCCTGATCCCCCGCAGCGTGGCGCGGACCACCTCGCTTTGGCAAGGGTTGGGCCAATCGTTCGCCGCGTGAACCTTGCTGAGCGTCGCCACACGCCGCGCAAGGCTGGCGGGGGCCAGCGTGTCTGCATGATCGGCCAGATAGCGGGCGACCAGATCAGCCGTGGCGGGCAGTTCCCCGCCCCATCCGGTGAAGTGGGCCAGATCAGCGCGATAGGCCGCCCGCGTGTTCTCCGACAGGCTTTCGCGGATGAAATGCTCGACCGCTGCATCGGCCTCGGCGGGGGCAATCTCGGCCTTTGTGGGCCGGGATAAGAAGGGATTATGCCGGGTGAGGATCAGGCCGTTCATTTCACGCCCTCCGCCACGACCTGCGCCCGGATCGCGTTCAGTTCGGGCATCGCATCCCTGAGGGCGACCATGCCGAAGGCGAGGGCTTCCGGGGTCATCCCCGCGCATTCGGTTTCCCACCGCTGGCGCAAGGATGCAGACAGCGGGCCGCTGGCATGGCGGTGCAGGCACTGGCCTTCGAGGCGGAACAGCAATTCGCCTGCCGCCCTCACCCGGTCGGTGCGGGGCAGGAAGGCCCCGGCCCATGTCACCAAGCCTGCATTTCGCAGGATCAGCCGCCCAAGGGCTGCGCGACCGGGGCGCGTATACATGTCGAAGGCCCAAGATGGCACCCCGTCGATCCGGGTTTCAACCGGGGTCGGATCATCGGCAACCCCGGTTGCGACCACACCGTTTTCCAGCGACAGGAGCGCGACAAAGGGGGCGAGCATCGTCACCGTCTTAGTGAAGTTCTCCCGCACGATGGCAAGCAGTGTCGGCGCGACCCCAGCCTCAGCCAAGGTCTCAAATGCCAGCGCCGGGTTGCCTGCACGGGTCGGAGAGCCAGCCCTTCACCGCCTGCCCGAGCGTGATCAGTTTCGCACGTTGCAGCTTGAGTTCGGCGTTGCGGTCCTTGCCATCGGCCATCTCGGCAAGGGCCTTCATCGCCAGCTTGCGGGCCTCGTTTAAAGTGATGGTATCCGCCCGCCCAAGGGTCACGCGGCGGGTTCGCCCCTTCACCCGACCCTCAGCGAAATAGGACTTGGACAGCGCCCCGACCCTGACGCCGAAGCCGGGCAACGCGTCGTCGATCACCAGCACCTGACCCGCATCGGACAGGGGGAGGTCTCGGACAAACTGGGCGGTCAGCTTCGGCATCGGTGCCCCGAGCAAGTAGGATTTTAGTAGGCAAAACTGGGGGTGTTACCGACGAATATGGGGGAGAAGCAGGGCAACCGCAATATGGGTTTTATATTTTTTATCAGATACTTATGAGGCTTTTTGCAGCTTTCGGAAGCTATCGGAAAGGGACGTTTTCGATGCCTGTTAATCAATTGGTCGTAGGTTCGATCCCTACCGCCGGAGCCAAAATCTCGTAGAGATTACAACACGATAAAGGCCGCCTCGCAGGGCGGCTTTTGTCGTTTTCAGGGCATTTTGCAACGCTTTTGCAACGCAGACGCCTCGCCGTTTAAACACGGGTATCCCTTGATGCGTTCCTGTTGCCCTCGAATGGATAGTTTACGAACGCATCGGGCGGCGCTACATGTTGTAGTCTGGTTACCAAAAAAATGGAGAATCCAAGTGGCAACAGGGATCAACGCAAGCGAACGCTTAAGCCCAGAGGCACAGACCGCATCCGTGCCTCATCGCAGCGAACTCCCGATGCCGTCCGCTACCGCCGCAATCGGTTTCTCTTACGAGGGGCGCGCCCAAGTCGATCAGGTTCGCGCCCTGCACCCTGCACCGCTGGTATGCTGGCGGAATGGTGGGTGGCAGGCAACGCACATCGAACCGAACGGAATCGCGCTTTGCGACAACCTCGGCGGCCTTGCCGCGCTCGCCGCATCGTCTCACCGCGCGCGGCTGATCTATTTGGACCCACCCTACAACACGGGACTCGACTTCCAATCGCGCGGCCTACAGCACGCCTACAAAGACGACCGCTCGACCGCCACATACGTTGAGTTTATGCGGCGGCGGCTAATCCTCGCGCGCGAGTGCCTGACCGAAGATGGTTCGATCTACCTCCACATCGGCCACCAAATGCTTGCGCACCTGAAAGTTGTGATGGACGAGATATTCGGAGAGCGAAACTTCCGAAACATTATTTCTCGGCGCAAGTGCAGTTCAAAAAACTTCACAACCAACCAATATGCCAACCTTCACGACTACCTGTTGTTTTATACGAAGTCGGCCGCCTACGTCTGGAATCAGCCGGGACAACAACCAAGTGGCGAATGGATCGACAAGGAATATCCCAGGTTCGATGCACGAGGGCGATACAAGCTCGTCCCCGTCCACGCTCCCGGGACACGGAATGGCGAAACAGGTCAGCCATGGCGCGACATGAACCCACCTCCGGGCAAACATTGGCAGTACGCACCTGCAAAACTCGAACAGTTGGACAAGGACGGCTTCATTCACTGGTCGAAGACGGGAAACCCGCGCCGCAAGGTTTACTTCACCAGCGACAAAGCCATTCCCTACACTGACAACTGGGACAGCTTTCGGGATGCACACCACCAAAGTATTGAAGTCACGGGCTATCCGACCGAGAAGAATCTCGACATGCTCAAGATGATCGTGGGGGCAAGCAGCAACCCCGGCGATTTGGTCGTCGATCCGTTCTGTGGCTCGGGAACTACCCTAGACGCGGCTGACCAACTAGGCCGCCGCTGGCTCGGCATGGACGAGTCCTTTGTCGCCCTTGCCGCCGCAACGAAGCGGCTGCGCCACGGGTCAGAGCGAATGGGTGACTATGTCGCCCGCAAGAGCGATACCCCGCAGGCGTCCTTGTTCACCGATGAGCCTGCGCCTCCCCCGAAGGCCCGTGAACGCAGCCAGTTCACGGTTTTTGCGGATGCCGAACTTTCGGAAGATGGTCTTCTAGAGGCTCAGAGCTTCGCCAACGGCTGATGGTTCCGCCCCTGTCACACCCGACAGCCAGGCATGGGTGACGCGCTCGGCGGCAAGTTTGAGCGTCGTCACCCGAACCGCACCATCCCACTCGCCGTCGATTGCGCAGGCTTCCTCCCATGTATCTTTGTGGACGAGGCCGGGACCGTCGGCCAAGAAGATTACCCGAAAAGTGTTCCCAGACGCCGCCGAATACTCTTTGGCTTTGGCGACCTTGTAGAGATTCCCGCCTGTTCGGTCATCCGATTGCGCTCCGCCCCGTGTCGCGTCGTAGCGCGCAAACCCAACGGCAAGCACAAGGGGCTTATCCTCGACCGTCCGAATGACGAAGTCACAGGGATAGTTGCCGACGAAGTCAGTAAAGACCGTGCTTAATTCAACATCGCGCCCTGCACGACGCGGACCTTCAATTGTCAGGACGCCCTTGAAGGCTTCGTCAAACCAGTCGAAGAACAACTCCGTCAGTTCATAACCTGACTGCCCGCGCGTGTCATACTCCCCCACCAAAGCCGCAAGTGTCGCAAGGTGTTCTGGAGGCAGATGCGCGAACTGCTCTTTCAGCTTTTCGATGGGTTTAAAAGTCGCCCCGTAGGCCGCAACGAGATCGGCGGTCGAAACCTTGCTGATCTTTTTTGTCATTTCGGTATCCAGCACGGGCGAAACGCAGCGCCGGAACATCTTTAGAAGCGACATGCGGTTTGGGCCGGGAATGCTGCTGGATCTGATCTGATCGAGCAAGTGGGCGCTGCTTTCTGATCCCGCAATCAGCTTCTGAAAGAGCGCAATATCGTCCGCGTATTTAGCGTGGCAATCCGCCAAAACCTCGGGAAATCGAACGGCAGACAGAATGGGGGTGATGATCGAGTTCGGGTTTTCAATGCCAGCAAGATACTTCGTCATGTTGCCCCTCAGAAATGCGACAGCCTTGTTCTCCTATCGGGCGACCACCGAGTCAACCTGCTAAGGTGTCTCAAACAAACAACATCTCACCCCACGCATCCCCGGTTGATCGCCGCCGGGAACGGATGCGAGATGAATGAAGGTCAGAAGCACTGACGCATCAACGGAGTGACACAGATGACCGACACCAAGAAGATCACCGCCGCCGAACACCACCTGCTGGTTGCCTTCGCCCACTGCGAGAACACGCCACTGAACGGCGCGCCGATGCAGGCGCAGCAGCCGTCCGACCTGTCCACTTGGGTCTGGCTCGACGACCGCAAGGTGGGCGACATGACGACCGCGCAGAAAAAGGGCGTTCTCGCCTCGCTCGTGAAAAAGGGCCTCGTGACCGTGACGCCGGATTCCGACGGCGACCTGATCGGCTGATGAACGAGTCTTGCCCCGCGTGAACCATCTCCACCAACTTATTGCGCACAATGTCGGCGACCGTCAGCTTGCGGTTGTCGGTGAACCCGCCCTCGTCGTCTTCCTTCCGCGTCGTCTCTGACAGCCTGACGCCGCGCGCACCCTGCACGCGCAAGACGACAGCGAGCGCGGCGCTCCGCGCTCTGCTGCGAACGCTTGGCACTTCGCCGTGTCGATGCAATGATGAGCGAAACAAAGGAAGAACTCGTGCTCATCGAATCCATCGACCAGACCCGCCTCGAAATCTCACCGACACTCGATCCGAAGCGTCGGTCGAAACTCGGGCAATTCATGACGCCGGGCCGGATCGCGTCCTTTATGGGCGACATGTTCGACGAGTTGCCCGAGCACGTTCGCCTGCTGGACGCAGGTGCGGGCATGGGCGCGCTGACAGCGGCGTTCGTCACAAAGGCGCTTTCGCGCAATGCGAAGCCCAAGTCGATTGATGTGACGTGCTACGAAGTCGACGATCAGCTTGCCACGATCCTCGACGAAACGCTCGCCGCCTGCGCCGAACGATGCGCCGCCGAAGGCGTGAAGTTCACCAGCGAGGTGATCCGCGACGATTACGTGCTGCACTCAGCCGAACCGCTGCTGCACCAGAATAGAACCTTCAATTGCGCCATCCTGAATCCGCCCTATGGCAAGATCAATCAGGCGTCTGAATGGCGTCTGGCGCTGAGGTCGCTCGGGATCGAAACGGTGAACCTCTACACCGCCTTCGTCGCCGTCGCGCTGGGCCAGATGGAGGACGGCGGCGAACTCGTCGCCATCACGCCGCGCTCCTTCTGCAACGGGTCCTATTACGAACCGTTCCGCCGCCTGCTTCTCGCCGGTTCGGCAATATCGGCACTGCATGTGTTCGAGTCTAGGCGCTCATCCTTCAAGGACGACGACGTGTTGCAGGAGAACATGATCTTCCGCGTGCGCAAAGGCGGGACGCAGGACGATGTTCTGCTCTCGACCGATCAGACCGAGGCGCGTGTCGTCCCCTTCACGGAGATCGTGCGCCCGAATGATCGTCATGCCTTCATCCGACTGCCTGTTGTCGGCGACGGCCTTGCGGCACGCGTCCAGGCGCTGCCCTGCACCCTCGCTGATCTTCGGATCAAGGTGTCGACCGGACGCGTCGTCGATTTCCGCGCGACCGAACACCTGCGAAAGGATCCCGGTGACGACACCGTGCCGCTGATCTACCCGCAGCACTTCCACGACGGCGGAATCCGCTGGCCCATTCCCGACTTCCGAAAGCACAACGCGCTGGCCGACTGCGCCGATACGGAGAGCCTGATCACGCCCGCAGGAATTTACGTCCTGACGAAGCGCTTCTCGGCAAAGGAAGAAAAGCGTCGCCTCGTCGCGTCGATCTACGACGGCGGCAGAGCGGGCTTCGAGAACCACCTGAACTACTTCCACGAGAACGGCGCAGGCTTGTCCATCGACCTCGCTCGCGGCCTCGCGGCGTTCCTGAACTCGGAAGCGGTCGATCAGTATTTCCGCATCTTCTCAGGGCATACGCAGGTCAACGCGACCGACCTGCGCAACCTGCACTACCCGAACCGTGAGCAACTCGAAGCGCTCGGACGCGGCGAGACAACGGTCGAGGACCTGTTCTAGCCCGTCACCTTGAACTGCTTCGCTGGGTCTTCCTGAATCCAGATGAACGTGTCGTAGGCGACGTTCTTGTGCTTTCCTTGGCGCGCAGCCGCCTCCTTCCACGTGCGATAGGTCGTCGTGAAGCCAACGCCGGATTTGCCGTAGCGTTCGGCCAGCCCAGTCAACTGCACGACCTTGTGCGCGTCCACCTCGCCGTCGCTCGTCACCGCCTCGATCACCCACAGATGGTCCGTCTGCGGGTGCCAGAACAGCGCGTCGGGCATCGCGTCGCCCAAGGTTAGGTCGACGCCCGCAGCCGCCATCTTCGCGCGCTCGGCGTCCGAGATTCGGTCGCCGTCCGCATCGTCGACGTAGAGCAGTTGGTATCCGGGCAGGAAGCGCGGCGCGTAGTTCTCGACGCTGGCTTTGATCAGGTGGCCGTGGCCCGAGTCGATCAAGGCTCTGGCGGCCTCCGCCATTTCGGCTTGGAACGCGCGACGCTCACGCGCAACATCGTCCCGCGCCCATTCAGCCAACATCCCCTGCCATTGGCCATCCGGTGCCTTCAGGATCGCCTTCAGCGCCTCGTTCAGGCGGTAACTCGAGTTTGGCGACTTCGCTTTCACATGGCCCGCAACGAACTCGCCGTCCTGCAACGTGATCGCTTCGATGCCGCCCAGATCGCGAAGCGGCTTGATCCAGTAGTCGCGGCCTTCGCGGTCAAGTTTCCCAGCGCCGCGTTGCAGGATTCCGACGTGGCAGCCGAGGTGCGCCGTGGTCGCGCCGTCAGCAATCTTCGCCCCAGCAGGCGGCTTCGCGAACCAGCTATCCGTTTCGTCGTCGAGCAGCGCAAAGACGCCGTCGACCAGATCATTGTTCGTGCCGAGATCAAGGTATTGCAGCACGGCCCTGATCTTGTCCTTCGTCACACCCTGCAATGCGTTCGGCATACCACCGCGCTGCGCCCTCAATTTCGCGACTTCATCGTGTAGCGCCAT